GCGCAAATACGACATTAGTATTATGCGTAGCGGAGAGGGTCTGGAAACGAGTTATGCGATGGTTCCGAAACCACATAAGAAAATGACGGAGGAGCAACGTAAGTTGGTGTTGAATACCAGCGTAAATTTAAAAGCTCTCTACACGGGTGATGATCCATTCGCAGAGCAAGCAGACAAAGGTGAGGAACCATTCTGAGATGTTAAGGACTGATATAAGTAACGAAGCATATCATAGCCTCGACGATTTGAATCGCTCCAAGGCATATGACCTGGTCACCAAGACACCTTTGCACGTCCAACAGTCCATGCGTTACAAACCCGTCAGCACACCAGCTTTGTTGATGGGCGGATGTTTTCATACGGCAGTGTTGGAACCCGAAAAATTGAGTTATGAATATGGTGAACTACCCACTGAAATAGATGGCAAGAGTCCATTGACCAAGCACTACAAGGAAAAAATTGCCGAGCTGAAAGCGGATTATCCGGAACGTCGCTGGTTAAATGCAAAGGATTACAATACCTGTATGGAAATGGCGGCGGGTGCATTGGATAATCCGGTATTACGGGATTATATGGGTGACATAGACGCGATGATTGAAGCAACTGGACTTTTTGCAATGGAAGGGGCGGATTGTCGAATAAGACCGGATTGGTTCAGTCCCGGCGCGGAGGTGGTGATCGACTTGAAATCCACGACGGATGCGAGCAAGCGTGGATTCGCCAAGAGTGTCAGGCAATTCGGATATGCATTCCAAGCATATTTTTATATGGAAGGATTGCGCAGATGTGGATATTCGCCTAAGGAATTCATATTCATTGCGGTGGAGAAATTTCCACCCTATGCAAGCGCGGCGTATCGACTGCCAGCAGGCGAAATAAACAAACATTCGGAGAATATGCGTAAGGCATGCAAACTCTGGACCACTTGCAAGAGTAGTGGAGTATGGCCCGGATATTCGGACGATGTGGAAACTCTGGACGTTTCCAATTCATACAATGCGAAATCAATTGCAGACATTGCGAGAATGTTCAACGTGTCACGTACCTACGTGTATAAGATCATAGAGGTTTGGAAATTGGAAACCAGGCGAATGGGCAATAAGAACATGGTGGACTGTCAGGAATTCGAACAAGCGATCCGGTGGGACAACGAGGGTCGGGAAGCGGCATGAGATGGGAAAAATCAATAGTAGGGCCAAAGGGGCTAGGTACGAGCGTTCCATAGCCCGTTATCTGGACGAAAATGGATTCCCCGCACGACGGGGTCAGCAATTTGCGGGCGGATCGGATTCTCCCGACGTCATAAGCGAGGAGTTTCCGTTTCATATCGAAGCGAAGCATGTACAGGCATTAAACTTATACAGTGCCATGAGCCAGAGCATTCGTGATGCGGGAGACAAACCACCCTGCGTGGTTCATAGGAAGAACAATTCGGAGAGTTTGTTCACCTGTCGATTAAGTGACTTGGTGGCTCTCCTCAACCAACAACAATGGAAGGAAGAATAAAAATGAGAGATGATTATAGGAAAGTTTATCAAAGGTTTATTTCAGCAAATATGCTTTCCGTTTGCGTTGAGCATAATGGATGCCAGGGAGGAGATGCAGGGCATGGAGGTTACGTAACAATAAAACTTATTGATGAAGGATGTACTTCTATGGAAGTGAATGGAGAAGAAGCTGAAAGTGTTGAGATCACACTTAGGGGAAGCACAGAAAGGGACACTCTCATACAAGCATTAATAGTTATACTCAGGGAGCTTCATGGACCAATATCGGACTCAAACGGACCAATACCCTACTTTGAGTCCTAATAAATAACCATGAGAAACTTCACAGAATATATGCTTTTTGCATTGTTGTTTGCTGTTGCAAGCGTCACCTTTCTATGGATTTTACTTGCTATTTTCAGCACCCTATTTTGAGGGCAAAGATGAGCGAAAAGGTTGAGATCAGACTAAAAGTTCCCAAGTGGATTAGTGATGCTTTGAAAGAGTATTGTGATCATTTCGGAGCAACCCCAGTTTCCACCATAACTCCACTCCTGGTGGAGTATCTGTGGCATCCCTCGCGCGCGCAACATATTTCTTCCAGAAATATTAATTGTATATATAACGCGGAATCCACCAAAAGCGGCAAATCCAATTCCAAGCCAAGGAAGAAAAAAGGTACAACGATACCAGATGATTTCGATCCACCCAAAAGCATTACCAAAGAGGAAGGATTGAATCACGGGGATGCGGTTTCCACCTTCGTGGATTGGGCGAAGGGGAAGGGACATGTGCAAGCTGATTGGAACGCAACCTTCAGAAACGCATGCAGAGGATGGATCAAGGAACGCTTACCCCAAAAGGAGGTGGATGAGTGGGAAGGAATCAAACGGGTGTGATTGATTTCTCATTAGCCGAAATTGCAGTTCTCTCAGCTTCCATGCGCGACGAGACGGGCCGATCCTCGGCCATCGCATTGGAGCATCTGACGAAAGATGACTTTACTTGCCCAACCCATCAGCAAATCTTTTCCGTAATTGCGCTTCATTCTCCAGACGTCAACGAGGTGGACGTACTCATCGCCTTACCTGATCTCGCATCCGAGATATCCGAAATCGCCGAACAATACGGAGGCGGACAAATCGAACGCTACGTGGACCAGGTGATCGAGCAGAGAAACGCCAAGGCAGTGGAGAAGGCACTCCTCCATGCCCAGGACGATATCCGCGATCCAACCAAATCCGCAGAGGACGTGGCCTCCGCATTCACCACACGGGTGGCCAAGTCTCTTTCCAAGAGAAAAGGCCAAACGCCCATACGCAATGCCGTGGCGGAGGCGGAAGCCGAGTACCTCGCCATCGATGCAGGCGGAGTCACCGCAATATCCACGGGGTTCAAAGGATTGGACAGTTTGCTCAACGGCGGATTCCGCGAGGGTTGTCTCTACGTACTTGCCGCAAGACCGGGAGTTGGAAAATCCGCATTGGCGATTCACTTTACCCATGAAGCCGCGAAGATGGGATATCGGACTTCCTACGCAAGTCTTGAGATGACTGCCAGCGAATGCTCCGCTCGATTGCTCACGAATGTGAGCGGAGTTCCGCGCCCAACCATGAAGAATTCGTTGAATCACGTGGATCGAAGAAGATTGAGCGAAACCACGCAAACAATGAAGAAGTGGCCCATCACCTTCAAGGATGATCACGAGGCTACGCTTGAGAGCTTCCGCGCCTTTCTCGCCCAGCAACGCATGGAGGGTGAACTCGGCTTGGTAGTGGTGGATTATCTGCAACTCCTTTCCGCAAAAGGCTATGACTCCCGCACCCAGGAGGTCTCCGAGATTTCTCGTACCATGAAGACATTGGCGCTGGAATATGAAACCTCGGTCCTTGCGCTTTCTCAACTCAACAGAGCGCTTGAAGTACAAAAAAGAAAACCCGCGCTCTCGGATCTCCGGGAATCCGGAAGTATCGAGCAGGACGCGGACGTCGTGTTGCTCCTTTCTCCTGACAAGGATGACGATGAAGTCCTCAACTGCGAAGTGGCGAAGAACCGAAACGGCGAACAGGGCATGACCAGGTTTGCGTTTGAGAAGCGATTGGGGCGTTTCTCCAAGCATTTAGAACCCCGTCTGACCAACGATAAGCGTAAAGTTGTTTCGTTTTAGGCCACATTAGAATACCAAAAAGCACGATTAGAGACGCAAGAAGGGGTCTAATCGTGCTTTTTGTAAATTATATCGTTGGTAGGATGAATGAAAATCAAAACGCTTTCTAGGTGCCTTCCCGGCGATTTCTCTTGTTTCCCTTATTTGTACATTTGATCAATTAACCGAGTAAGATCACCAACGGTAGGTAGTCCCATTGATTGAACCCATGATCTTGCATAGACATCCGTGCAGTCTTTTGGCGCGTCATATTTCTTTAATCTCTTCGATACCCAAAGGAAGGCATCCTCTTTTGCGATACCTTTTGATATTGCTTGCGTTATAAGTTGCTTAATTTCACTAGCAATTAGGTTCTTGCGTAGTGATCTTGACTCCACTTTAATTGATTCAATTGCTTTTTGTTCTTCACTCATTGCATTTCTCCTTTTCAAGTAAATCAATAGCTTCCTTTAGGCTTAATAATCCATCAAGCAGAATACCTTCTCTTTCGTCTCCACTTTTTTCGTGGATGGCGAGATGTAAAAAAGTGTAAGCTTCATCAAGTTTGTCTTCTAATATCTTCATCGCATTTCTCCTTTTCCTCTTTGGTGAGCTTGCCATTGTGCCACACTCTGCACATCTGACGATCGATTCGGGTTCCCCGTGGGGTGGTCTGACGCATAACTGGATGCACATCATGGTTCCTCATATAAGTGCATAGCTTTACAGCTTCGGAATATGGGAGATGAACTGAGTCACCTATTTTCATTGCAGATAAGACTTCAGACCACTTGGATTCATTATGAACGCTAGGTATTGGTATTCCCCTTTCAATCTTCATCGTATTTCTCCTTTCACATCCTTGCGCTTTTGCCAAGCTTCAACCGCCCTGGGCGCGAACCGCATCACCAAAAAGATGATCAGGCCCACGCACAAGCGCGCTATTGTGTCTGACTCGTTTGGTTTAGTCATGCGAATGATTCTCCTTTGTATACTTTCACGATAATTCTCGATAGATTACGGTTCGCATAATTGGAACGCACTTTCTCAATCGCGTTATCAATCATCTTTTGCGTATGGTAATGACTCGCCTTCAATGTAATAACCTTGCCGCCTTTCTCCTGATGAGACTCGTAAGGTATTCCGTTAACAAGAAAATCCTCGCTCATCCCTCCCCCCCATCTACTTTGGCGAGAACCTCGCGGAGTTCCATTGTCCGCATAAGCCATGAATGAGAGTCTAAATCGATTTCATCCTTGTAACCCATATCGCCAATCGCTTTCAGCACTTTCTCGAATAGCTTGCATTGCTCCAATAGCTCCGGTGCCGCCGCGATCAAACGCGCGTTGGCTTCGTCTTCTGCTCTGCCTTTCTTGGTTCCGGCAACTCCGCTATGACATGCATGTACCTCTGCAATTTTAAAGTCTGCGCGAATTTGTCGATAGTATTGATCTCGCCCTCGTATTACCTCGCTATAATGCCAAGGTCCAGGCGTGTGTGTGGCGTGTTTCTCTTTTACTTCCATTGGAATTCCTCTCCTTTTGTTTCTCTTATTCTTTGCACATTTTCCGCGTGATTAACTAGTCGCCTGATGTGTTTTATTTCCCTACGCAAAACTTCATGCCTGTACGCTTCCAAGACGCTTGGTTTTATATCCGCTAGGGTTTGAACTGAATCAATATTTTTGCGTTTCTCATTGTTGTGATGATAGGCCTCACGCTCATCTAGTATTTTGTGAATGTTCATAGTTTTTCTTTCTTTTGTTATTTATAGGTTAAGTGTCATTTGCTTCGCGCGTGCGCGTTCTTTACGCTTAACGCGGATCGGTCCCCGATCACGCGTAAAGCGCTCCCGTTTCTCTCTCGCTTTTCGCGCTCTCTCGCCCTCTTCGAAGGCTTCTTTCAGAGCTTGAGGGAATAGTTTGCTTGCGTGAATCATGCTAGTTTCTCCTTTGCTCTTTTTGCTAATCGTTTGCGCGCTTGAATATTTAACTTGCGACCCTCGTCTTTTGACAATCTGAAATCTTGGTTTCGGTTGTATCGGTCTCTTAGTCTTTTATTAAACCGTGTTAAATATTTTTCGAGTTGTGATTGATTCATAATTACTTTCCTCTCTTTGTAAGTATTGTTTGTATCGCAATCCAAGCGCCCGCAATAAGCCATGGCGCGAGGATGATTATTGATAAGATGTAATGTGCTTCCATGTATTTGAAATTTAGCTTGTTTGTAGTTTATAAAGATACGACGAATCCGCTTTCATCCTTCTTAGCATCACCTTTCTCAACTAAGCCAATGACGCACCCTTGAGGATCTTTGAAACGCAAATCGGATTCGTCTCCATCAATCACGTTTCTCTTTTCCCATTGCTTAGGAAGCTTATTGCGAAATACTACCGCGACATTTCCACCCATTGCCAAAACAAGACGAGCTTGCGCATCATTGGATTCGCTACGAGAAAAAGTAAGATGATAATTCCTTGGCATCTTTCCATTAAGATACTTTTCCATGCGCTTGAAACCTTTGGTATAATCATACCATTGCACATAGGGAAATTTCTCAAAGATGTTTTGTCCATCATTGCAACGGATGTTTTCCCAGGGTAAATCACTTGTTAGATTCAAGCGAAAACATGGACGCAATCCCTTTTTCTCCGCTCGCTTGCAAGCGCTTTCAATCTCTTTTATTAAGTTGCAGAGAAATTCTTGCTTGTCCTCAAAGAATGAGCGCGTCTTCTTAATCCGAGAATTTTGTATGCTTTTCATCTTCCCGCGTCCGCTTGTGTTTAAACATGCCATTGCGCATCCTTGGGAAGCCCAAGCGCAAACATTGTATCCACTTAGATTAGATGGCGCAAAATGGATACCTTGAGTCATGTATCCGAACTTCTCGCCCTTTACGATTTTAGCGTTACCGCTAGTTAGTAGTTTCATAGTATTTTCTTTCTTTGGTTGGTTGGTTGGTTTACCACTCAATATCGCAATCGAGTGATTCATTATTTTCAGTTGATGCATAGAAACTAACTGAAAGAGTTTCTCTGTTTTCTTCCAATGACCAATCGGTTCCCGTGCAAAATACCTCAAGAATTTCTTCGTATTTCGGCATTTTATCAAAGAAACAAGAAAAGTTGTCAGACTCTTCAATACCTTTGGCATGATCAGTTACTTTGTAGGAAATTGTGAGATATATTTCTTTTTTCATATTATTTTTGATTTTGGTTATGAGGGTAAATCCCTCGGATGGATGGACCATAATCAAAACTACAAACAGATACGATGCAAACACAAAATGCAAATCTCTGCTGAAACCCTCATTCTAGAGCATCAAAAAAGTTTCGGGCAAGATGCCGGAAAAAGCAAATGAAGCAAATTCTGGACGAAAATTGCGAAATCCGGCGGATGATTCATTTCTACTCTGAGTGTCCTTTTTTCGGTAGGAAATTCAGCTAACCCCGCGTCAACATATCATGACGCGTCGATGCGTCGATGCGTTGATGCCCGATCAGCGGCAAATCGCACGAAACGCAATCAATTAATTGGCACAATTGGCGCGCATGCCTCGCAATGCCTGCAAACAAGCGATATCGCAGTAGACTTCAAATCTACTGGACCCGCAATCTTGCAAAAAAAAATCGCATAGACAGACGCACGCAGGGGGGGGCGGGGGTGCGCGCAAGTCCGCGCAAATTTATATATTATCATCACTCCCCCCATGAAATTTTTCGCTATAAGAATGCCCCGAAATTCGAATTGTATTGTAGTTCGACGTAGTTTAGCGCATGAAGATATCCCAATCCTCGCGATACTTCTCATGCTTGGCCTTGGAATTGAGGTTATGCGGATAGAGTGATATTCTAATCGCCCCATCGATGGCGAGGGTGGGAATGACGTACCAGGTGGGAATGTTTTGAATATATGCGGCAAGCACGTCGACCTTAGTCGGATCAATGGTTTGTTTGGCACTCGTACCCGTAGCGGTGGTGATCATATACCTACCGAGTCCGCCGCGTGATTTGTCGTTCACCTTATCCTCGGTTCCCTTGATTTGTACTTTGTAGCATTTTCCGGCTTGATTCATGACGA